ACTCATTTTTAGCCATACCCTATTATGATAGGCTCAGGTTTATTATACTTCTCCTACACTTCCTCGCTATACGGCTATGCTCTGCGCTAGGGATTTTCTACTGAAATCGCAACACCTAGCGGCTAAACTAAGGTTATATTCTATTAATAACCAATGAAACTATAAGTAAACGCCATCTAGGGGTGTTATGTGTATACAATGTAGCCGTTGTTCTGCCGTATTTGGTTGTCGAAACAACCCAATGTTATGCCCCCATTATGCAGGAAATGCTGAAAACCTGTCATTAGAGGCCATGCATTGCCCAGCGAACTTTAATTTTGTAGCCAACTGTGCAAGGTGTTACTAATGATTACTGTAGAATGCTGGAATTGTGGCAGAGTATTAGAAGTTCCAACACCAGAAGCACAGACTTATGTTATGATGCATAGAATACCATGCAAACATTGTGTAGGTGTTCCACAATGAGTCGTCCTAGAGCCATTGACCCAAGCGTACCTTTGTCCATTGCTGTGCCTCAGTCTTTGAAGACACGGCTTGACCAGGAGTTATCCTATCAACAATCCCGTTCAAAGTGGGTATGTCATGCGATAAATGAGAAACTTAACCAGGAGTTTGATGTAAGCTCTATTCCAACTCAACAATTATTGGGGATGTTACATTATCGTAACGTTATCGATACTGAACTTCTCACATTGCTAAGGACGCGAGTTGTGGAAATTGAAGAAGCACGATAAGATAGAGTAATCTTTCACACCAAACGATACGCTCGTTCTGTTGTTTGTCTATTGGTGCTATTGCTTCAAGTCCTTGAGACATTTCTTTATCTCCCTCAGTTCTTTTAGAATCTTAGTTAGAATTAAAACAGCGCCCATGGTCAATCCTCGATTAAACCAGCAGCATCTTGAGAACGAGCATTTAGGATTAGAAGGATTTCTTCATCCGACGAAACTTCATATTCTTCTAATTCTATGTAATATGATACCACTGATGATGTAAGTCCAGTATCAGAATCTGCAAACCAGCCAATTGCCAAAGATTGAGTAACCATTGCATCACCTTTGATGACATATTGGTCTTGAAAATTACCAACATCGTTTAACACTGCTGGAGTTCTTATTGTAGGTAATCCAACTACGCCAATGTTTCTATTTAATGATGCAAGTGACCTAGTAACTCCTAAAGCGGCGTTTCCCTGGTCTTGATTCATTCTTAGAAGTTCTCTCCTGGAATAAGAATACAAACCAAAACCTCCTCTAAATAATCGAGCAGGGTTTGTAACGTTAGGATATGTGCTGGCAAATGTTACTTTGTATGCATAACCTCTTCTTTCATCTACCAATATGTTTTGCAAACATGCTGATTGGTCTGTTAATACAAACTCTGCAGAATCTAAACGGACAGTTCCTGACAAATACACATTACGACCAGTGCGCTTCATTTCTTCACCGCCTTATGTGCTGCCTTTACTGCTGCTTTAAATCCGCCTTTCTTCCAGGTGCCATTCTTATTTTTGAATCGGCTTGAACCCTGCTTAAACGCTGTTTTGTATTTGCGAGAATATGCTGATGCTTTGCGTTTTGCCTTTCCTGGATTAGCCAATATATTACCTGGTACTGAGAGAACTTTGTTTGCTCGATTAACTTCCGCTAAAACTTCCTCGGGTTCCGCCATTGCAATAGGTAAAGCAACCACTAAAGGAACCCCAAGAGAGAGCAATTTCCCTAGCCTTTTTTGTTGTGCTGGTGTGATTGTAATCACTTTCACTGTTGTGATAGTGCCAATGCCATTGCTGCAGACTGAGTTAAGGTCATTACTTCACATTCTAAGACTATGTTGAAGGTCAAGTTTGAGGTTGCTGCCCAGTTAGTACCGCCAAGTGCGCCTAGATAGATTTCTTCAACTGCTACAAGGAAACCATCCGAGTAATGTTGAGGTAGATGGGAGTCGTTGTAGACATTGCTAGGAACTGCAGATGCGCCGTCTTGATTGTGGCACCATAGCATTCCTTTTGCTATGGTTGTCCTGTCGTCTAAGCTGACAAGTCCAGTATTGTTTTGAGTTGTTAATTGCCAAACTGCTTCTCCGGATACACCAGCATCCATTTTAGGAGCGCTGTTTGGAACTGCACCAGCAGGGCCTTGGCACCATTCTCCTTCAATTGCTCTAATCTTTAGGATGGACTTTCCTAGTGCGTTAACATAGGATGATAAATCCACCGCTGTTTGTACGAATGTACCTGCGTCGTCGGGGGTTACTGTTGCTCTAATAAAAAAGGACTCATTTTTAGCCATACCCTATTATGATAGGCTCAGGTTTATTATACTTCTCCTACACTTCCTCGCTATACGGCTATGCTCTGCGCTAGGGATTTTCTACTGAAATCGCAACACCTAGCGGC